CTTAGACGCAGGATCATTGACGATCAGCGGCACTTTAAAACGGGTCTTCATGAACGCAACACGGAACGCCTTAAGCATAGCGTTGTTAACCGCTGTGTAAGGTGCACAATAGTTGCGCCATTTGGCCTCGTTCACTGCGTTGATGCCAGCGATGGTGCCTTCAAAAGTACCGTCCTGATACTTAGCAGCTACGCCGTTAAAGCCAGCCGCACTGTTCACTGTACCAGAAGCATCAGTGAAGAAGTTCAAGTAATAAGGAACGCCGTAAGGGTTCTTGTCATCACTGGAACTATCCGGGGTCTTCCAAGCACGCTCTTCAATAAGGTCGGCCAAACTCCACAGCCCATCCACCCTACGGGTCTTAAGTAGATTGACGAAACCCTTAGCAGAGTTTTTATTCCTCATGATCTCGACCTTATCCCAACTGTAGTTGGTTCCAATCTGAGTCCAAGGAACAGTGATGGTATGCATTACATCACCAACAGCAGGTGTGTCAGTGTCATAAAGTCTACGGTATCTTGCATTACCAGTAGGATCAAGCATAACCTTACGCTCGATATTTGGACCACCATCGATTTCCATTCTTTCGTTTTGATAGATGCGACAGAACTCATAGTCCTCATTGTTCCATGCAACTTCAAACTCTTGGTCAGGCAGATCATTGATCGTGGTTGCGATCAAGTCGGCAAGATCAGCATTCTTTACTCCCATAATTCTTTCCTTTATCTAAACAAATAAAATATTAACTGTTTCCGAACATTTTGGCCAAGCGTGTTGCTGCATTGTCCTCGACCTCTGCTGCTGTCTTAGGCCCTTTAGGCTTAACGACTGCATCAGCAACCTTACTTGAAGGCTTAAGTGTTATTCCCTTTGATCTCTTGACTACCTTGCCCATGATGTCATCACGAATGATCTTATCACGAATAGGTTGGGTAACCAAAAGGTGTGCTCTTTCCAGAGCGTCATCGATACTCATCTCTCTGCCAAGCTGGGCAGCACCCTCGATGAGTTGCTCAGCGCTGTCAATGACTGCTATACGATTCATCTGAGCATTGGGCATTAAACTCACCCATTCAGTATCACCCTTCTCAGTAATACCGTAAGTCTGCTCATACTTAGCCATGTCAGCGGTATTGAAGAAAGCCTCGATCTGCTGTGTAGCATTCTTGGTCCTCTCGTCAATAAGGTCTTGATCATCGCTATTCACTACTGGCGCGGCTTGCTGCTGCCTGTTAAATACCTCGGCCATCTGCTCTTGCTGCGCGTCGAACTGATCAGCGACTTCGTCACCTAGCTCAGCACGCATGCTAGTGGTGTCAATCTTCCTGAAACTGGGCTTGTCTTCAGTAGCTACCTTATCATCAGCATGCTCCTTTTTGTACCGACCAAGATCAGCAAATTCTTGGGACGAACGATTCATGGTTTCATATAGGCTGCCGAAAGTTTTCAGCGCTGACTCAGGATCAACCTTCATGAAATTCGCTATGTCCCCATCACTCATACCACTGTGGATTGCTGCACGATAATAGGCATCAGAAAGTTGCGGTCCATCTTTCTGTTCATCATCCTCTTGTGCTTCCTCATCCGTGGCACCCTCTTCTTCATCCGTGTCCGCTGGCTCTTCGTCCTCATCCTCCGGGGTAGAGTCATCATCCTCTTCGTCGTCGCTCTCCAGATCATCGTCCTCTTTATCGTCTACATCTTCGAGGTCTTCTGCTGGGACAGGTTCGTCTTCAGGGACAACTTCGTCTGCCTTTGGGTCAAAACCAAGGGCCTCCATACGCGCTGCTGCTTTAGCCTCAACATCAGAATCATTGCCTGACTCCTCAGATTGTTTTCTAATTTCAGCTGCGATTGCTTCTTTGTCAAATGCCATAATACTTTTTCCTTTAAATTAAGCTGCCCGGCCACGCGCCGGGGGTAGGTTACTTATCGGATGTTACTTCCTCGTCTTCTGGTCTTTTATTCCAGTCAACCTTATAAACTCTTTTACCGGAGTTATTAGTCCTCTTGCCGGGATGTTTAACAAACCCGGTCTTTTCAAGATATGCTTCATGCTGCGAGTAGTTGTCAAATACTGGGCAACCTTCTGGCGTAACCGCTATGTCAGGGAACGTAGCTTTGTGCTCCGCTATCTGCTCAGGGTTAATGGCCATTGAGCTAGATACAATTGGTTTATCATATCTATCAGGCGCTGCGTGCGGCAGGTCAGTCTGATAGTCACGGTTGCACGTTACTCTACACTTGTAGCAAAACACATCTGCATCGGATTCAGACATGGGCCTAACAACTTCTTTCTTGGCCCCACATACAGGGCACTTAAACGTATACATCGGCATGATCAACCTCCGTAGATTATTTTCCTCTTAGTCTTTTTATTTCTTTATCAGTCAAACCTGACTTCTTCAGGCGCGTACTAATACCCTCTGTCCTGTTGGTGCTGGTCTTAGGCTTCTTGGCCTTTTTCTTCTTGGCGGCAAGCTTGGCCTTTACACGTTTTAGCTTGGCATCTTTAAGCTCTTGCTTGGCAGCGTCAACACCAGCCTGACCTGATAGGTGGTACTTGACACCAGCCTTTAATCTGGAAACCCAGTTTCCTTTTTTCTTCTTAGGCATTATGCCTCCTTAAAAAGCTTGTTGCGCTTCACCAGCAGTTTCCTGCTGATCCATATTTACTTGCTGCTGATTGGACTGAGCTAGTTTAGGAGTAGAGCCAAAGCCCCCTCCATTACCCTGTTGGTTCTGGCCACCACCAGCTTTACCCGGATTCTGCGGCCCCATCTTCATCATGATCATCATCTTCTGGTTAAACTCAGGGTCATCGAACCATGCTTGTACATCCTGTGTGAGCCCCTGTGCTTCTGCAAGCTGAGTAAGACAGCGCTGTACGTTAAATGGCACACCCATCTGCATAGCTACCATAGCTGCTTGCATCACAGATGGCATTACGCTTACAGCGAACTCAGTCATCAGACGAGCTCTCTGCTGCGGGTCAACTGGAGCCAATGACTTTGCCCTAAGACTAAAGCTAAAGTTCCAGAAATCACCCTGTCTCTGCTCAGGTGTAAGGACTATTTGCTGATATTCTCCACCAGTTGATCTCTTAATCAACGGCATGTCGATCAGTGGATCATTATGAAGATACCAAGCCATTCGTTTATTGACCTCAGCGGTCTGATCATCGATTATCCCACGGGCGTCCTGTATGCCCAATGCGGCGTTTGACTGCTTGATGGAGGCCGATGTAGCCGTCTGACGACTTCCGCCGCTCTGCCCTTGACCAGCCACTGTGTCGGGATCACCAGCCATATAGTTAAACCACGTATGGAACTGTTGGACCATTTCCTGATTTTTAGAGCTGGCGCCACCGAATGATACCACCTTAGCGGAATCGGGGTCAGTGCACGCAATAGGGTCACCATCTTCTGCATCTACAATATCCTGAGCTTCATCAGCATTAGCTGGCTGAAACAACAAGATGTCTTTCTCACGGTCGGCCTGTTCCATCATCCTTTTGAAAGTTCTGTTAGCGATCTTATGAAGATCATATACTTGACTAACAGGTGCAATCGGTAGCGGATTACCCTGAACAGGTGGAGTAAACGATAGGAACGTAAATGGCCCTTCAGCTGGACCATAATAGTCTTCTGTCCTTAAATACTTAGGTAGAATAATTTGTCGTGGGTCAGGAGTAGTAACCATAGCTTGCGCTTCTGGCACCCATGACTCAACAACATCAACATAATCCTGAAGCGTGTAAACTTCAGACTCGGCTCCACTTTTCTTGGTGAAGTTATCTACTCTGTTTGGCTCACCGAATTTTGACACAGGCAGCTTCATGACCATGTCATGGTCGTAGCCATCAGTATCAAGAAGAATCTGCCTTGGCACCCTCGTTCTGCTGCCTAAGAAAGATGCCTTACGCAGTGAATTACAAATAGGGTCAAATGCAAAATCATCAAGGTCAACAAGCTCTGCGTAAACCTGACCGGGATCAATAAGCTGATCACCATATTGAATCATGTTCTCCGCTGATGCAAGACCAACCTTCATTATCCCGAACCCGAAGAAAGCAGAAGCTATCCAGCCTCTCAAAGCTTCTTTAAGCTTTAGGTCCTTATCAAGCTGATCCAGTGCTAGCCCTAACATATCAGCATAAGGCTTGTGCACGATGAATCTCGCTGACACTTCGTTAGTAGGGTTGTTCGTTACCAGACTTGGTATAAACGCAGACAAGGTTTTGAACATCAGATTAAGCGGTTCATCGCCTGTGCGCCCTGACTTATCACGATAATATTGCCCAACATATTCTTTCGTGAACATAGCCTGTGCCTTGCGGTATTTAACCACACGTTCAAAGCCGCGCTTAAGCACGTTCTGAAATTTTGCCGGGGTTATCTCAGCTGGCATAGCATCTCCTTATTTATCAAAATTGAAAGAACCACGCCAACTGCGGGATTTCTTTTTCTTCTTCGCTCTCATGCGTTCCTGCTTTCTGGCACCTACAGAGTTCTTAGGGTAGCCCGGACCTTCATGCTTAGCCTTACCAAATTCTTTAGAGTCAATGGTAAGTGCATCAGCAATAACAACGTCACCATGAGTCTTCTTGGCAGACGCATTCTCAGCCACAAGGTCAGCTGGTCCTATGCCACCGTCTTTATAGTTGACATACGACTCCATCTCTTCAAGCCCGAATATGCTATGGTTGATATATCCACCATGAGCCAAGGCTCTATCATATTCGGTTAGCAGTTCAAACTTACTATCCCTGCTTGAGTGCCATCCATACTTACTGAGTTTCTTCTGACTCCTGTCACCCTGCTTATCCATATAATAGCAGTAAGGATACTTGAAAGCTTTTACAAGCTGCTTACCAAAGTCAATGCCGGGGCC